TCTCGCTTGGTGGCGATGCCTTCAAACTCCTCTAGCTGCTTGAGCTGCTTTACCGCCTCGCTGTATGCGTAAGTGGTCTTAACGCAACGCGTAATTTTGATGCCATGAGCGGCTAGGTTGCCCTCCTCGTCTTTGATGTCGTCTAAATCGCCTGCGGCGTACATCAGGGCGAGATCGTCCATGAGTACGTCAAGGATCTCTTGATGACGAGCGATTTCTTTTTTGGTGCTGGCGATAACGCCGAGAAGGCTGTTGGAGTTGGTCATGGGTTTGCGTCGTAAAAGGCTTGAGCGAAACCGGCTGGCGTCATGGATCGCATTGTCTTAGTGCGCTCTGACTTGCCGCCGTACAAACGGTGCATTTTTGAACCTTCGGTTGGCTCTACAGATCTGTCACTACCAATAAAGAGCGGCAGCGGCGGGGTAAATTGCCCCCAAAGTTGCGTGCGCTTGGTGTAGGGGTCTCCGTAGTCGCAAGGGTCAAAGGTGTGCAGCGGCGGGCCAAGATAATCACGCAGGCGACCAACAGGATTCTCAAGAACCCACCACTGCGGACGGGTCAAGGTCACGATGCGCAGGCAGGCATCAACGACTGAAAGACCCTCCAATAATGCAGATGGTCCTTTATCTGCCCACCAGCGAGCACCACTGGCCGCAAAGTGTGTACAGGGCGGAGCTGCGAGGATGCCGTGAACGTGGCCAAGCTGATCAAAGGGCAAAAGGCGTAGGTCGCCTGTCGTTTTTACGTCGATCAGACGAACTTTGTAGCCGGCATCCGCATAGGGCTTGGCCCAGTTGCCGCTGTAGTCACAGAGCGACAGAATCGTTTTCATAGGATGGTCTTTTGATGTTGGCCATTAACGCAAGAGTGCTGTTTGTGGTTGGTCATGGGGTTGCGTAGATTAAAAAAAAATCAATGGCTTTGGCTATGACAAGCGCGGCACAGGGCCTCAAGAAGATGTAGATTCAATTGTTCTGTTCCGCGCTTGCAATACTTTTTGTGATGTACGTCAAGATATTTTGAAGTACGACCGCACGCTTCACATTTGTTGTTTGCCCTCATCAGAACCAGTTTTCTTGTATTGAGCCAATAATCCGTGCATAAGTATTCGTCATAAGACTCTTGTCTAAATGCTATTTCTTGAGCCTTGAACTGGGTAATACAAATTAAATCCTCCAGGTTTCCTTCGTCAATAAATTCAGATTCCCGAAGATCCCAAACATGTTCGCCATCGGTCCACTCATCTTCTCTGTAGTTTTTGTGATGAAACATGGTGCTGGTGAAGAAAAAAGCCCCATGAGGGGCAGTAGATCAGAACAGGAGGCCGAGGCAGAAGCTGATGGCTGCAATCCATAGAGCAACGGTAATCTGTTCCTTAGATTCGTTCACCTGCTTACTGAGGGTTGCGGTGGTGTCGGCTTGCTGGTTGAGCAGGTCGATGAGCTGTGCCTTGGTGGCACGGTTGAGGTTGGTCATGGCGTCTGTGTCGTGGTGGCATCGCTGCCATAGGGAGTATACCCTTAAATGGACAACAACGCAACCCGCATCAAAACTCCGGCTGGTTCAGCATCAGAAACGCGTCCCTAGCCGCCTGCCACTCGATCACGGCCTCGTCCACGTCCACCTTCTGCAACGTCGTACTGCCAGGCCGGCTCCACAGCACTCCCGCCTTCTGCACGTACATCCGCGGCCAGTGCAGGCTGAGCATCCCCAGATAACCACCCAACTGTGGGCTCACGTCATACGGGCTGGCATCGGCCTTCCCCTGCGTCTTCAGGTCCACCAACACAAGCTGTTGATGATCATCCTTACGCCGCAGCAAGCAATCAAAGCTGCCCGCAATGTTGCGTTCTAGATCGCACAGCCGATATTCGCACGCGACCGCTTCATACGTCTGCCAAACAGAATGCTCAATCAGCGGCTCAACCCATTCGCTGTAGTCAGCTGGATACACCCCTAGCTCACCAGTCGTCAGAAAGGTCTCCAACGCCAAATGCACCGCCTTCCCACGTGGTTCCCAGATGTGTTTGGTCTCCATAATCTTCCGCATTGCCCATTCGTCCTTCCTCCCTTTGCACACCTGGGTTACTGAATGATTCAGCCACTGACCCGTTGGCTGCCATTGGTAGCGGTGCGCTTCCTCGTTGAACAGGATCGGCAGCGGCGGTAGCCACCGGGAAGTCTCTGGGGCTAACGACTTCGACGCGTTCTGTTGTTGTGGGCTCATCTCTGAGAAGGTTGCGATACGTGGGCGGAACGAAGCTAGGGATGCGCCTTGCATCCTCCATTGTGATGATCCAGCCCGGTGATGGCACATCCAGGTCTTGCAAGGTCCAGTGACCGACTTCGATGCCACGCCTCAAGAGGCGGCAAACCTCGGCGGTATCAAATGCTGGTTTCATGTTCCTCGCATTCATTCCATTTGCCGTCAGGTCCCACTTTGGACCACTTTTGTTTGTAATTTATCCGGAAACCCTTTGAATAACGCAATTCCGCCTCGGCTCTGATTTTCGCGTTATAAAGAAATGGGTGATTATCGGGTTCCGTATTAAGTCCCTTTTGTTTCCATTCCTGCAAAATGGTTTGACTGATATAAGCCAACTGAAAAGCTTTTTCCGTCTTCCTATTGCGTTCGTCTACGACTTTTATTAAGTATTCTTCTCGTTCTTTTCTTTTCTTGGGCAGCTTGGGACCGGCTTTAGCTTCAGTCTGGGCTTTTTCTTTTTTTATTTTTTCCCAATTTGTGAGCACCCTTAATGGCCATTCAGTCTTGGGCAGCTCTTTTAATATCCAAAGCCTGTCAATTACATCTTCCATACCACCAGGAGGCTTTTCAAAGCTTTTGACCATCCACCTATCGCCTTCGTCTTCGTAATCAGAGTAAGAACCATCAATAGTGCCGTCTGGGTCGACAAAGACATCACTCAGTTTGCCGCCCAAGCTTTTGGGATGCCAGAAACTAAACCATACGGAAGCGGTTTCGTGTTCCCATTCGTGCTCTTGTGAAAAAACAATGCGATCAACCCAAGGATTCAAAATCTTAAGATCTGTTATTTCGTCTTCGTCAATGTTGTGTATAAGCATTGATGCCTCACGCTGGCCCTGCGGCGTTGCCCACCAATTCTCGTTTTCGGAATAACTAGTTTGTTCGATTTGTTCGCCGTCAATAGAAACTGGCGGCCCGATCTTCTTGACTCTTTCAATTAACTCATTTGTTGTACTGGCATCGAGCTTGAACCATTCGGTTCCCACAAGGCGCCATGGATCATATTTGCGATGCAATCTTTTCTCCCACTCCCTGTTGTCATTCACTTCTACGACAATTTTGCATTCTGTTTTTTTGCCAACTTTTAAGGTCCGCAAACGTGATTGCCAGTTGCCCGTGATTCCAATCTTCGTCAAAGATGTTTGGTTGTCTTTGATTACATACAAGTATCCGGTACTCATCAGATCTGCCTCCATAGCCGTTCCTTGTCCGCCTTGTCACGCTCTGACCCGGCAAACGGATGGACGACATAACGCGCTGCCAGCGGGCTCTTCGGGTCATCAGCGCTTACGTTCGGGCAGAAGGTCATGTACACGCCCTGATCGTCGTACTTGCCCATCGGGTGCCCATAGCAGGCGTTTGGCGGTGGCGTGCGGCTGGTGGTCACGGAGTAGCTGACCTGTCTGGTCTTCTCGTCCGATACCTGCCAGACGTACTTGCCCTTCGCGTCAGGCTGATAAAGCTTCATGGTGAGTCTCAGATAATTAACAAGGGACAGTGTCAGTCGTCGTAAACCCAGCAGCCCATCTCTGCGTTCCACACCGGGCCAACCTGCTGTTGCTTGTGCCCTTCGAGGTACACCTCGTATTTCCCATCCCGAAGCCAGCGAAAAAGGTCAGGAAGGCTGCCCACGAACTCCCCTGCGCCCTTCTTGCGCTTCTGCTCGTCAATCGCCCTTCCAGCGGCTTCTAGGAGGGTCTCAGGGCCTTCAAGGGCAACGATGGCCTTCCACTCGTCAAACGCCTTCGGTTTCGTCTGAGAAGAGACTCGATCAGGGGCCGACTGATACAGCTTCCAGAAGGCCTCAAACTCCTCGCTGTATGCCGGCCTTTGCCGTGACTTGCGGGTTTTTGCCGCAGTTTTCGTTAATTTAACAGCTTTACTATTTATATTAGAAGAATATATTCTAGAAGAAGAAGAACTTATAGTATTAATACTATTAGAAGAATTAGAGGCTTCGCTCCCTGTCGGTCGCTCCGCCAGCTTAACGTCCCTGTCAACCCCTATAGCAATCAAATGGAGGCAAAACGCAGACAGGGACAGGTAACTGGGCTTGTGAAGCATTACAACTTCACCCAAATCATCGGGAATACGTAGGTCAGCGCGTAGCGGCATTTTGCGGAAAGAAGCGTGAATTTGCGGAAATGCGCGGAAGCGCACGGCAACAAAACTACCTTTCCTGAAACCCGCTTCAACGCCCCTAGTGGCACCCTGCCAACCGACACAATCCCGCCCCATGCCGTCCCACGCGTCCCAACCTGCGACCGCTTTGTTCCATTTTGTCCTTCTTGGGTTTATCCTTTATTCATTCGTTTTTCTGCAACATTGGCGCGTTCAACCGCTGCCGAAGTCAACTTCCGTGTTGACACTATTTACGGTCTTTTGACCGAAGGACAATCTCGCGGCCAAATTGTTCAATTCGGATCGAAACAATGGAATATCACTCCGCGTCAAGTTGATGAATACATTCAACGCGCAAGAATCCGCCTAGAAGAAGACGCTGCCATGACCCGACCCTCATGGATTGCCGAAGCCCTAGGTCGTGCTCGCACCTATGAACAGTCCGCCTACAAGCGTGGACAAACCCAAGTCGCCCTTAATGCCATCCAGCTTCAAGCCAAATTGATCGGCCTTGAAATTTGAGCCTGCTCGCCAATGCCCCTGGTGGCTTCTTGCTCGAACCACCTTCGTCACAGCAAACTGGACCGACCACACAGCAAGCCCTAGATCGCATCCGGCAAACACTGCTGCCGCATCAGCTGGCCTTTTGTGATGACATCGATCACCGCAAGCTTGCTCTTGTCTGCGGGTTTGGTGCTGGCAAGACGCACGGCCTAGTTGCCAAGGCTGTTCACATGGCTGCCCTCAACATCGGCCATGTCAGCGCCTTGTTTGAGCCTGTCGCCCCGATGCTGCGTGACATCCTGCAGCGCACCATGGACGACCTGCTAGAGCAGTGGGAAATCCCGTTTGACTTCCGCGTCAGCCCCTTGCCGGAGTACACGCTGCACTTTGCCGAGGGCAGTCACACCATCCTTCTCCGGACGATGGAGACATGGAACCGCATCCGTGGTCAGAACCTCTGCGCCATTGGCTTTGACGAGGCTGACACCGCCAACAAACGCGTAGCTGAGCAGGCAACGCGAATGGCCCTTGCTCGTCTTCGTGCTGGGAACGTGCAGCAGTTCTACGCCGCTACCACCCCTGAGGGCTATGGCTGGGCATTTGACACCTTTGACCGCAATGCCGGTGCAGACACCGCTCTGATCCGTGCTCGCACCATGGATAACCCACACCTGCCTGACGGGTTTATCGACAGCCTGATGGCGAACTACCCGCCGCAACTGATCAAGTCCTACCTAGAGGGGCAATGGGTCAACCTGAATACAGGCCAGGTGTACGACCGCTTTGACCGTACCAAGCATGTGGTCAACAGCCTGCCTGATCTGAGCCGTGAGCCGTTGCGTGTTGGCGTTGACTTCAACGTGGGCAATATGTCCGCTGTGATCGGCGTAAGGATTGGCGGCAGCCTGCTGGTAATCGATGAGGTCAGCGGAGCGCATGACACCGACGCCTTGGCGGCAGAGATCAAACGGCGCTACCCCGATAGACGTATATACGTGTACCCCGACGCCTCAGGCGGCAACCGCAGCACCAACGCCAGCCGCACTGATATTCAGATCCTTGAAAGCCACGGGTTCAGCAACCAGTCAGGCAAGGCCAACCCTCCTGTTCGTGATCGTGTGCTGGCGGTGCAGAGCCTGCTGGAAAACGCCAAGGGTGACGTGCGGCTCAATGTGTCAGAAACTTGCAAGCGACTGATCGAATGCCTAGAGCTGCAGAGCTACACGGAGAAGGGCGACCCTGACAAGGAGGCCGGCCACGATCACATGGTTGATGCGCTGGGGTATCTGGTGTGGCGCGAGTTCAACCCGCTGCATCAGGGCGCTGGCCGTGGCACGGGTGTGCGGCTGTATTGACGATTTGTGAACTGACCACTGGGGCGCTTGCCAAACGGGCAGGGTATACCCCATAATTAGGGGACAGGGGGCGACCCCACCACACACAAGACCATGACCCGCACCTCCATCACCGCCAACATGACCGCCGCCGAGCTGACTGCATGGAAGGCAAATAACCGCAAGCAGATCGGCGCTCCCGTGATTATCACCGCCGCCGCTAAGCCTGCTCGCAAGTCCCAGCGCCAAGAATGGCAAGAGTTTCATACCGAGACCCTTGGCATGATCGAAGCCGCTAAGCGTGAGCGTCACTTCCATATCCTTCCTCAACTGCTGCAGCGCCTCAACACCGCCAACGATATGCTCAACAATTGCGCACTGTCCTGAACGTCACCGGCCCCTTCGGGGGCCTTTTCTTATGACACAACATCCCATCACCCCACCGCCCGAGCTGGTGCAGCAGTGGCTTGCGCAGCGTGCTGATTACGAAAAAGGGTTTAATGAACTCTTGATTGAAGCCGCCCAATGGGGCTACGAGCAGCACGAAAAGGAGCTGCTTGACGCTATGCACGCGGTAGTGCCGCAACCTTACGAACCAGAAGCCGAGTAGCCATCTTCACTAAACTGCATTTGTTCCCGCTCTGCCTTGGCATCGGGCTGTGCTTTTTCTCATGTCCGCACCCCTCTGGCACGACCTTGAGGCCGCTTTTGATTCAGCGGTTGATGACGGCTCCTACGACTTCAATGACGTCGCCTCGGCCATGCTCACCGCCGTTCAACAGTGGCTCTACGACC